TTGGTTTTGAGCCTATTGGTGGCTTATATGCGAGGGATTTGGTTTAATGGGTTTACCTGGATTTATTATAGGCTCGCTCATCATTGGTAGCAGCGGCGGCGGTGGTGGTGGAGACACTGCTCCTACAGTACCGACGCCAGATGATTTTGCGACATGGAGTGCGGCGAACAAGCCTGACGCGGATTTTAATGACCAGTTTAGTAGTTATGTAAATTATTTAAACGAGGATCAATTTGGTTTAACGGCTGACGAGCGTGGTGCGTATATACCAGAGCATGTTGTTTCTGATTACACGAACAAGATTCATGCTACTGAAGCGGACATGAAGAACGATGATCGTTCGTTTTATGACCAGCGTATTAATGAGGGAGTGACGGATTTTGACAGTTGGTTGTCTGGTCAGAGTGATGATTTAAAGAACGCGGGTTACGGGGCTCAACATCAGGCGTACAAGAACCAGACGACGGCGATTTTGAATCAGCGTCCTGATTGGATGGGTGAGGATGATTCTTCGTATACGACGTTTGATAATTATGATCCAGGTTTGTTTGTTGCTGGTGAGGATTATGGGAATTTTGCTGGGTCGTATCGGACGCGTGACGAGGCGGACAGTGCGTTTAGGAATTACTATGCGGAGCAGATAGGGAATTTTGGTTACGGTAATTTGATTACCGACGATATGGACAACGCGGGTTATGTGGATGCGTATAACGAGGCGAAGTCGCGGGATGAATTTGGTAATTTGATCGGGGGCCTTGGTTATGGGTCTTTGGTTGATCCGAGTTTGACGTCTGGTCAATTATCTACGTTGTGGGACGAGGTACAGGAGCGTGATCGGTACAAGGGCCTATTGGACGAGATGGGTTATGAGTACGACGCGACGGATGACGCGACGAGTTTGGGTTATTTGTATAATCAGGCGGAAGCGATTGAGGACACGAAGGCCAAGTTGAAGGCTGCGGAGGATGCGTATAGCACTTTGGAGGGGACGTACACGTCTACTGTTGGTGCGATGGACAACTTGCAGGGCGAGTTTGACGAGTTGTTCGGGAGCTACGGTTCGTTGACCACGGACTATGGGGATTTGCAGGGTACATATGACACGTTGTACGGTCAGTACGGGGATTTAGAGAAGACGTTTGGGGAAACGAAGGAGGCGTTGGGGGAGAAGGCTGGGGAGTATGACACGCTTAGTGGGTTGTACGACACGCTTACGTCCAACTACGGCACTTTGACCACGGATTACAACACGGCTATTGGGGATTTGGGTACGTTACAGACGACCTATGGGAATTTATCCTCGGACTACGACACGTTGAGCGGAGAGTTTGATGCGTTGACGGGTACGCAGGCTCGGACGCAGGCGGATTTGGATGCGTCTTTGGCGGATGCACAGGGTCTTCGTAGGCAGAAGCGGATGGGTCAGGCGGTTAATTTCTTGACGGAGAGTGCGGCGGACAAGCAGGCCAAGATTGATTCTGGTTTGGCGTCGTTACAGACGCAGACACCTGCATTGTCGGAGTATACGCAGGCGGCGACGGCTATGGGTCAGACGGCCTTGGATCCGACGTCTTATTCGTTGCAGCCATTGCAGTTTGAGACGGCGTTTTCGCCTGACATATTCCAGCCTTCGTATGGGGGCCAGCAGAACTTTGGGTTACAGCCCATGGGATTGAACGTGGGTCAGTCGTTTAATCCGTATTTTGATGCAATCAATACTCAGTACGGTGTGGATCTTGGACTTCCCGCACTTGGAGGAGACAAATAATGAGCATATTAGACGACATATCGATGGGCTTGGGGTTCAAGAAGAAGGACGACGCGTATCACGAGCGGACGGCGGAGACGATTGAGAACAACCAAGGCGCAGCCGCAGCGGACAGGTATCGTGCGAATAACCCGCCGTCGGGATCGGGATCGGGATCGGGATCGGGATCGGGATCGGGTTCTACGGGATTGCCTGAAACGGCTAATGTTCGCCCTGTACTCCGCCCTGATATTATTGAGCGAGATGACAAAGGGAATATCACGAGCGCGACCTATTCTCCTGAACGACAGCCTACGTTTCAGCAGTTGAACCCTGCGGTATCTTCTGGTCGAACAGATGAATACTCCTCAGATTATTTAACGTTACCTGGAGCAAAGCAGGACGGAATTATGTCGATGGCAACCAGTTTGCCTCAACGAGTTTTAGGTTACCTTGGTGGGGCTCGGGCGGACGATCCAATTGTAAACATTGTTGACGGGAAGCCTATTTATCAGGACTCTCAGGGCCGCACTTACTCTTATAACGTGTTAGGATTGCCTTATAATACATTGGACGAGAATACATTGGACGAGGATCCCGAGCAGGTAGCGCGTCGTGAGGCGATGATGAGCAACACGGGCTCGGACGATGACGGGCCGAGCGTAGTTGACGAGCTATTGGACAGCGACTCTGGGACCACGGACCCTTGTCCAGAGGGGTGTGTTTACGACAGTGAGCAGATGATGTGTGTGATTGATCCGTCTACGGGTCTTACACCAGACCTTCCGACGATGGAATTACCAGACCCATCGGTGCCACTTTCAGACTATACGCAGGTTGCAAACAACTTTATACCAACCCCACTACAACCTATAGCTCCAAACCCGATTCAGCAGCAGCTATCGCGGTTAAGTCGGTCGATGAGTGGTCCGAGACAACAGCAACGGGCCTCGGGATTGGCGGGAGCTAATACGGGGATCATGCAGGTACGTCCGTGAACTTACAGGCTCTTCCAGAAGAAGCACTAAAAGAGATCTTGGCTCTTACTGAAGCCAAGAAGAAGCTGGATCTTCGGGAGGAAGCCTCTGAGAAGTTTATGCCGTTTGCGCATCACGTCTATGAAAACTTCATTGAGGGGCGGCATCATCGGATTATCGCTGAAAAACTTGAACGTGTTGCACGAGGAGAACTCAAGCGGCTTATAATTAATATGCCACCTCGTCATTCGAAGTCAGAATTTGCAAGTTACTTGATGCCTGCTTGGTTCTTGGGCCGCAATCCGAAGCTCAAGATCATTCAAGCTACGCACAATACGGAGCTTGCGGTGCGTTTTGGACGTAAGGTTCGTGATTTGATTGACGATCCAGCGTACAAAGAGGTGTTTCCTGATACGAACTTGAAGGAGGACAACAAGGGTGCGGGTAAATGGCAGACTGACAAGGGTGGTGAATACTTTGCTGCGGGTGTTGGAGCGGCTGTTACGGGGCGGGGTGCGGACCTCTTTATCATTGACGACCCTCATTCGGAACAAGATGCCCTGAGTGAGAGCGCGTTTGACAACGCGTATGAGTGGTACACCTCTGGACCTCGACAGCGTTTACAACCTGGTGGGGCAATTATCCTAGTTATGACACGCTGGGGTAAGAAGGATTTGACTGGACGGTTGATACAGTCGCAATCGGGCGACGTTATGGCGGATCAATGGGAGGTTGTGGAGTTTCCAGCGATTTTGCCGAGTGACAAGCCTCTTTGGCCTGAGTTCTGGGAGAAGGCTGCGCTGCTTTCGATCAAGGCATCGCTGCCTGTGGGCAAGTGGAACGCGCAGTGGCAGCAGCAACCGACGGCATCAGAGGCTGCGATTATCAAACGTGAGTGGTGGCAAGACTGGGATAAGGAAAAGATTCCGAATCTGGACTATGTCATACAAGCATATGACACGGCGTTTTCGAAAAAGGAGACGGCGGACTATTCGGCTATTACGACGTGGGGCATTTTCAAACCTGAAGAGGGTGGGCCTGACCATGTGATATTGATGGACGCTCGACGAGGGCGTTGGAACTTCCCTGAACTCAAGGAGATAGCCTATGAAGAGCACGAATATTGGGAGCCAGACATGGTGTTGGTCGAAGCGAAAGCGACGGGTACACCACTTATTGACGAGTTGCGGCTTCGTGGTATTCCAGCCTTGGGCTTCTCACCTGGCAAAGGGAATGATAAGGTAACGAGGATGCACATGGTTGCGCCTTTGTTTGAAGCTGGAATGGTGTGGGCACCTATGCACGAAAAGTTTGCTGACGAGGTCGTTGAGGAAGTAGTTTCATTTCCTAATGGCGATCATGACGACTTTTGTGATAGTATGACTTTAGCACTGATGCGTTTTCGTCAGGGTGGATTTATTTCACTGCTTGGAGAAAACGAGGATGAGATGGAATGGAGGCCCCGTAGGAGGGAGTATTATTAATGGCAAGAGCACCAAACATGGTTGATTCGGGGCTGGATCTCGACGACACAATGGGATTACCCGATGTGGAGATCCCTGTAGACGCGCCCATGGAATTTCCTGGTGGTGCAGAAGTGATAGACGACGGACAGGGGGGCGCGATTATACAAGCCCTTGCTGACGCGCAAGACATGCCAACACAAGAAGAACTTATTCCGTTCGATGCAAACCTTGCTGAGTTTTTGGATGACGGCACCTTGGGGGAGTTGTCGAGTGAACTTAGAGGCTTGTACGAAGAAGACTTGGACTCTCGTTCAGAGTGGGAAGAAACGTATGTGCATGGTCTAGATCTTTTGGGGATCAAGACTGAGGAGCGCACGACTCCGTTTGAAGGAGCGAGTGGCATCACCCATCCAATGGTTGCGGAGAGTGTGACGCAGTTCCAAGCGCAAGCGTACAAGGAATTGTTGCCAGCGGGTGGTCCAGTTCGCACTGGAGTGCTTGGGGCCAAGACGCCTGAGAGGGAAGCGCAAGCCTCTCGTGTCAAGAACTTTATGAACTATCAGATCACGGAAATTATGGAAGAGTACGATCCAGACATGGATCAATTGCTGTATTATCTTCCGTTGAGTGGCTCTACATTTAAGAAAATATATTTTGATCCGACGCGGCAACGTGCGGTATCGAAGTTTATTCCTGCACAGGATTTGGTTGTTCCATATTCGGCATCTGATTTGATGACGGCAAACCGTGTAACACATGTGCTCCGTATGGATGAGAACGATGTGCGTAAGATGCAGGTCATGGGTATGTACCGTGATGTGGACTTACAGACATCGACAGATATGGAAGAGGACCCTGTCAAGCAAAAAGTTAACGAGCTAGAGGGTTTGTCGAAGAACTACAGCGACGATGTATTGACGGTTTTGGAGATGCATGCGGATCTAGACATCGAGGGCTTCGAGGATATGGACCCGATGACTGGAGAGCCTACGGGTGTGAAGCTGCCTTACATTGTTACGATTGACCAGACGTCGGGTGAGATACTGGCTATCCGCCGTAACTATGCGCCTGATGATATGCTCAAGCGCAAGCGTCAGTATTTCGTGCACTACAAGTTTACACCTGGCTTGGGTTTTTACGGGTTTGGTTTGATCCATATGATTGGTGGTTTAGGCCGTGCAGCGACGAGCTTATTGCGTCAGTTGATCGATGCGGGGACTCTAGCTAACCTTCCCGCTGGATTTAAGGCCCGTGGAGTGCGGGTACGCAACGACGATGAGCCGTTACAGCCAGGAGAGTTTAGGGACATTGACGCGCCTGGTGGGAGCATCAGAGACGCTATTGTGCCTTTGCCGTACAAGGAGCCGTCAGGAACCTTGGCACAATTGTTGGGTGGATTGGTTAACGACGGGCGCAGATTCGTTGCGTTAGCTGACCAGCAGATGTCGGATATGAATCAGGAAACGCCAGTGGGGACTACGGTTGCCATGTTGGAGCGTGGAATGAAGGTGATGTCTGCAATCCACAAAAGACTGCACTACGCGCAGAAGGCTGAGTTTAGGCTTTTGGCACGTATCTTTGCGGAAAACCTACCACCAGTTTACCCCTATGAGGTGGCGGGTGCTCCTTCTGAAGTGAAGGCGCAAGACTTTGACGCTCGGATTGACGTTCTCCCAGTCTCAGATCCGAATATTTTCTCTATGTCGCAGCGCATCACGTTGGCCCAGACACAACTACAACTGGCTCAATCGAACCCCCAGATGCACAACCTTCACGCGGCGTATCGTAGAATGTATCAAGCGTTAGAGGTGCAGAATATTGATGAGATCTTGCCTCCGCCCCCACCGCCTCCCCAGCCTATGGATCCAGCGGTAGAGAACGGGATGTTGATTAATGGTCAGGCTCCGCAGCCGTTTCCACAGCAAGATCATGATGCACATATCCAGTCGCATTTGGCGTTGCTTGAGTTGTCTGTATTGCAGAACGCACCTCCTGTTTTGGCGGCACTGTTTGGTCATGTGTTGCAGCATGTGAGCATGAAGGCTCGTGAGATGGTGGATGCAGAAATAGCGGCTCTGAACGAGGAGCAGGGCATGAACCAGCAATCACAGCAAGAACAAATGCAGCAGATTCAGTTGCTGGCGCAAACGGGTGCTTTGGACCCAGCGTCGGCGCAGCAGATGATGATGCAAGCGCAACAGAACGGTCCAGTTCAGTTGCAAACGCAATTTAGTCCCGAGCAGGTAGAAGCACGGGTAGCGCAGATAGAGGCGGAGCTTATAAAGGAGCTTACGCCGTTGATGACGTATAAGGGTCAGGACGCTTCTGAGCAGGATCCGTTGGTTGATATTCGCATGAAAGAGCTATCGATCAAGGAGATGGAGGCAAACCACAAAGCTGCCTTGGATCAGGCTAAGTTGGAGCTTGAAGGCATGAAGGTGGAACAACGTGCGGTTACGGATGCGGCTCGTATGGAGTTGCAGGAGCAAATTGCGGATGAGCGCAATGAGGTAAATCGTGAGCGCATTGATGTGCAACGTCAAGCCGTGGAGCAACGAGATGCCACTGAAAGCGGGTAGTTCTGATAAAGTTATCAGCGAAAACATAAAAACGGAAATGGCTGCGGGAAAACCGCAGAAGCAGGCTGTAGCCATTGCCTTAGATAAAGCGGGTCGAAGCAAGTATGCTAACGGTGGTTTTGTCAACAAACGGTTCAGCCCTATCGCTAGGCCGCAGAGGTTCGCTGGAGAGTTTTGATGTGCGTCCTCGTGTTCGTAGCACACGGACACATGTGGATAAACGGTTACGGAAGCTGGTTCTATAAAGCCTGTTACTATGACTGCGGGTCGAAACGCTTCGGATATTATGATAGGATCTATCGTGTAGATCCTGATTATTTGTGTCCTGTGAGGTTTCGAGTAGATGATTGATCCTATTACCGCCGTCGGTGTCGCCACCTCGGCATTCAACGCGATTAAGAAAGGCATCGCCGTCGGGCGTGACTTGCAGGATATGGGTGGGCAGCTTTCCCAGTGGGGTAAGGCGTTTTCTGATTTTAATTACGCGGAAGAAAAAAGTAAAAACCCTCCTTGGTATAAATTTAGCGGCAGTGACGAAGAAACGGCGTTACAAATCTTTGCCCATAGGAAAAAGATGGAAGAAATGCGTAAAGACATTAAGGCGTTTATTTCTTGGAATTACGGTCCGTCTGCATGGGAAGAGGTGTTGGCAATTGAGGCCAAGATGCGAAAGCAACGTAAAGAAGAGTTGTATCGCAAAGAAGAGCTAAAGAGAAAAATCATAGAATGGACCGTTGGTATATTAGCCGCAGCGGTTGGTATTGCTGTCATGGGTTTTATACTTTGGATGATTGGTAAGGGCCAAGGTCGATGGTAAATGCGACTGGTGCAAGCAGGTAGATTGCGGTGGATAGTATACGATGAGCGGGGAAAAATTGTGATTATAACACATCATCGTAGAATAGCGGAATGGGTAATCGAAAGGGGCGGCTGTGGCTGATGGTCTTACAGGTGTAGGTAATATGCCTTTTGATGTGGGCAGCGACATACACGTCCAAACGAGGGCGCGTGAGCGCATAGAAACGCATTTGGTAGAGCAAAGGGTGAAAAAAGAACATAGAGCCAATCACAGACACTTAGAGGCACTCCAGAAGCAAAGATTGGACTTATTGCAAAGTTATGATAGGTTTGGGACCAAGACCGAGGGGCCAAAGCCTCAAGGAACTAATGTAAACATAGAGGTGTAACATGGTTCAGTTAACAGCTAATGCTATTGACCAGTTGAAAATACTGCCACGCCTAGCCTTTCTATGTCAGATCATTTTGACTTGGAAGGTTTGTTTGTGGTTCATGACTTTGCCAGATCCCACAACACAACAGAGCGCGTTCGTATCGCTTGTCACTGCGATGCTTTCAGCGTCGTTCGCATTGTGGTTGGGCAAAGAAGCTAAGACAGATAGGAGCGCGTAATGTTACAAGCATTGATAGGACCCATCGGAAATCTTGCTTCTTCTTGGTTGCAGGGTAAAGCAGATGCAGCCAGCGCAGCAGCCAACCTCAAACTTGTAGAGGCGGAAGCGAAAGCAACCATAATGAAAAGTGCCGCTACGAGCGAAGCCGAGTGGGAAAAGCTGATGGCGGAAGGAACTCAAAATTCGTGGAAGGACGAATATTTAGTTCTGCTTTTCAGTATTCCTCTCATCCTTTCATTCTTGCCATTTGAATGGGCAAAGAAAGCAGTGACAGATGGTTTTGCTGCTTTGGAGCAGATGCCCCAGTGGTACAGCTATACGTTAGGTGTAATCGTAGCTAGTAGCTTCGCCGTAAGGTCAGCCACTAAATTTTTCGGTAAAAAATAATGGAAATGTGGCAATGGATCATGCTGTTTAGCGCAGTGAGCTTGAACACGATAGTTAACTGCTATCGTTTATACTTGGAGAAAAAACGATGGGATTCAAATTAAGTAGGCGTAGCCTTGATCGTCTTGAGGGTATCGACGATAGGTTACAAGAAGTTGTGAAAATGGCTATCACGCTCACGAATACCGATTTCGGTGTGGTGCAGGGGATGAGAACCATCGAACAACAGAAGGAGTTGGTTGCCAAAGGTGCCAGTAAAACAATGAAGTCTAAGCACCTTGAAGGTAAGGCATTCGACATTATGGCGTTCATAAATGGCAGGGCGAGTTGGGAACTTTCGCTTTATGATGACCTAGCCGATGCAATCAAAGAAGCGGCAACCACGCTTGGTGTTCCAATTTGTTGGGGCGCAGCATGGGGCACACCAGACATGCCGTATCCAATGGACATCCGTAAGTGGGATGGTACGATGGAAGAAGCAATGAATGCGTATATTGACTTGCGCAGGTCACAGGGACGTCGTCCATTTATCGATGGTCCTCATTTTGAACTTATAGGATAGGAGCACGACATGGCTAAAAAAGGACGCAACGCTAGACCAGCAAAAGCCTTGGAAGGGCTCCGCGAACGACAGTTGCGTGAAATGCCCACAGATATTGAAAACATCATATCTAAAGTTGTAGGCCAGGATAGTTACAACCCTACGGCGGACATGGAAGACAGCATTTTAGATAAGATCATGAATCGAATAGAGTTTAGGCAAGGCACACGACAAGGTCGCAATGTTGGTCGTGGCACGATGGAATTTTCTATGGGTGGTGATGTTCGATACAACTCTAACCGAGGGAAGACATTCTAATGCCTACAATTATGATAAGTATTATGCCAGATGGCATTCCAATAGATAAAATGCAGGACGGCGACGACGGTGGCCCAAGCTGCCCTATAGCGACACAAGACGCTGAAATTAACATGGAAGCACAAGAAATTGCTGTTATGGACGCTAACTACCGTGATCCATCAGAGGATGGCGGTTTTAAGCTGACAGAAGTCTGTGGTAATTGTGGTGCATACAACCAAACAGATGACATGTTGGCGTGTATTGGGGATGAGTCTGGTGATTTAGGGTACTGTCAAATGTACAAATTTATGTGTCAGTCAGATCATGTTTGTAATGATTGGGTGAAAGGTGGACCTATTACGTCTATCGCAGAAGACATGGAGCACGATATTCTTTAATGGACCTTGTTGCTTTCTCGACATATATGTATAAGCTACTACAAGAGCGCGAACAAGATATTGCAAGTGCTCTTGCACATGATGCTGCCAAAGATTGGGAGCAGTACAAACTCATGGTAGGTGAGATACGGGGCCTGACCTACGCTCGTGAGGAAATCAAAGCCCTGCTGGAGAAACACGCAGACGATGTCGAAGACCTTATATCTTCCTGAACATGTCGCGCAGAAAATGAATAAAGAAAAAGAAGCCGCGAAAGCGGAGTCTTCTTCCGTAGACAGCGCGTATGTAAACGCGCAGGATCGAGTTCTAGATCCTGCTCTTTTAGACAAACCTTTACTTGAACGTCTCCCGCAGCCGACAGGTTGGCGGGTTTTAGTTATGCCTTATCAAGGCGCATCTAAGACTCAGGGGGGTATATACATACCAGACGAGGTACGGGACCGAGAAGCGGTAGCAACGGTTGTTGCATACGTTTTGAGGATTGGACCTTTGGCGTATCAAGATCCAGACAAGTTTGGCAAGAAAGCCGAGCCTTGGTGTAAAGAGGGCCAGTGGGTATGCATTGGTCGGTATTCTGGTTCACGATTTAAAATCGACGGTGGAGAGGTTCGTATTATTAACGACGACGAGGTTATTGCTACGATCCATGAACCCGACGACATCAAGCAGGTTTAGGAGAAACTGATGGCGGAAGAACAAGAAGTCCTTGAGAACGAAGAAGAGGGCGTAGAAATTGAGGTAGATGCTCCTGAAGAGGAGACGAACGAAGAACAAGCGGCTGCTCCTTCTGGAGAAGCTGCGGAGTCTGATGATGACGAGCTCGATAGCTACAGTCAAAAGGTGCAAAGTCGCATCAAGAAACTGACGGAAAAATATCGTAAAGAAGAGCGTGATCGTGAAGAAGCTGTCCGTATGGCGCAACAGCTTATGGACGAAAACAATCAGCTAAAGACTCGCATGCAGAACTTGGACAAGGGGTATTTAGCAGAGTATAGCACTCGGTTGGAAACTCAAATGGCTGCGGCAAAAAAGCTCTATCGTGAAGCCTATGACGGTGGCGATACGGAGAAGATGCTGGAAGCTCAAGAGGCTTTGTCTAAGATGTCGATTGAGCAAGAGAGATTACGCTTGGCAAAGCAGCGTTCTGAACGCGCCGCCCCGCCAGAGCAGCAGACTCAACAACCTCAACAACAGGTTCAGACTCAACAACCTCAACAACCTCAACCCAAGCCAGATCCCCGAGCTCAGAAATGGGCAGAGAAAAACGAGTGGTTTGGTTCTGATGAGGTTATGACATACGCAGCATTTGGTATACACCGCAAGTTGGTCGAAGAAGAAGGAATTGACCCAGCAAGCGATGAATACTATACTGAAGTTGATCGTCGGATGCGTTCGGAGTTTCCGCACAAGTTCCAGACGAAGAAATCGAGCGGAGCACAGGTCGCACCTGCTGGCGCTTCGGCTACTCGCAGTACAGCAAAACAGGGGCGCAGGTCGGTTAAGCTCTCACCGTCACAAATAGCGATGGCGAAACGTCTAAACGTACCGCTGGAAGAATATGCTAAATATGTGAAGGAGTAACAGATGACTGACAAAAGATCCCCGCGCTCTAGCGCAACCCGCGAAAAAGAAACGCGCAGAAAACCATGGGCACCGCCCAGTCACCTTGAGGCACCACCCGCACCTGATGGGTTTGTGCATCGTTGGATACGAGTTGCAATGCGTGGCGAGGAAGACAAAATGAATGTCAACGCCAAGCTACGTGAAGGATGGGAACCTGTCCGCAAAGATGAGTATCCAGACTATGAAGCTCCAACTATTGACGAAGGTCGGTATGAAGGAGTGATTGGACAAGGTGGTCTGATGTTGTGCCGCATCCCTGTTGAAACGGTGGAAGAAAGAACTGCATATTACGGGGGCAGAACCCGCGAACAAATGACCGCTGTAGATCAGGACCTTATGAAGGAGCAACATCCTTCGATGCCTATTAGTAATAATAGGCAAAGTCGTGTAACCTTCGGAGGCCGCGAACGCGACTCTGAATAAATTTAGAGGATTGCTACTATGGCAAACACTAACGGTGCATTCGGACTTCGTCCGATTGGCGTAGTCGGTCAGGCTGCGAACACCACTGGTGCGACCGAGTATCGTATCGCCTCTGGAAACACTAACGCGATTTACCAAGGTTCACCCGTAATCCCGCTGTCAACAGGCTTTATTGACATTGTTGGCGCGGCTGCTGGTGGAACGGTAGGTCTTGTAGGTGTTTTCGGTGGGTGCGAATACGTTTCGTCCACTACTGGTGAGAAAGTATTTTCTAACTACTGGCCTGGTTCTGGCGCGGATTCAAATTTCCCCGTCAAAGCCTTCGTGTATGACAACCCAATGCAGACATTTGTTATCTGCTCAGACGCTTCATTGACTAGCGAAGCGACTGCGCGTGGACATGTGTTCGCAAACGCAAACTTTGCAACGGGTGCTTCTGGTTCAACAACCACAGGCATTTCATCTGCTAAGTTGGGTGTTAGCACAATCGCCGCCACTGCTGCATTGCATCTCCGTATCATCGGTATTCAAGATGATCCTGAGAATGCTGACTTTACAGCGGCTGGCATTCCATTAATCGTTCGACTGAATAACAGCTTCAACTCCGCTAACGGCGGTATCGTTGCTGGTACTCCTTCGACTACAGGCGTATAAGGAGACTAACTTATGGCTATCTCTCGCGCACAACTAGCGAAAGAGTTGGAACCAGGTCTCAACGCCCTGTTCGGTATGGAGTACAATCGGTACGAAAACCAACATGCAGAGATCTATACAACAGAATCTTCTGACCGAGCATTCGAAGAAGAGGTGATGTTGAGTGGTTTCGGAGCAGCACCAACCAAATCGGAAGGTTCTGCTGTAAACTTTGACGACGCAAACGAAGCGTACACTGCTCGTTACAACCACGAGACTGTTGCGTTAGCGTTCTCGATCACAGAAGAGGCTGTTGAAGACAACCTTTATGATCGTTTGGGCTCACGTTATACTCGTGCGTTGGCACGTTCTATGGCACACTCAAAGCAAGTTAAGGCCGCTGCGGTTCTTAACAACGCATTTACTGCTGGCGCATCTGCTGGTGGTGACGGCGTTGCGTTGTGTGACGCGTCTCACCCACTTACTTCGGGTGGCACATTTGCCAACGAACCAACAACTGCTGCGGATTTGAACGAGACATCTCTTGAAGATGCCCTTATCAATATCGCAGGTTTTGTTGACGAGCGTGGTTTAAAAGTCGCACTACGCGGCATGAAGCTCGTAATTCCACGTCAGCTTCAGTTCGTTGCAGAGCGTCTGATGGTGTCTAACCTTCGTGTTGGCACAGCGGACAACGATGTAAAAGCAATCCGTTCAATGGGAATGTTGCCTGAAGGCTATGCCGTCAACGACTTCCTAACGGACCCAGATGCGTTCTTCATCAAAACCGACGCACCTCGTGGCTTTGTCCACTTCGAGCGTACACCGCTGTCAACTAACATGGAAGCAGACTTCGACACTGGCAACATGCGCTTTAAAGCTCGTGAACGCTACAGCTTCGGATTCTCAGATCCACGTTGTGTATTTGGTTCGCCAGGTGCATAATTTTATGATATAGTGAGGTAGGTATTCATTTACCACCTCCCTGAACTAAGGGGCAGCTTCGGTTGCCCCTTTCTTTTTATTGGATTTGCTGTATAGTAAATTTATCCCTGACAGTCACATGGGGTGACTGACTAACCCAGACAGGAGATCGACATGGGTACAACTACTTTTTCAGGTCCTATCAAAGCTGGGACCATCAAAGAAACCACAGGTACAACCCTTGGTTCTAATATAAAAAACACTGGTCAAGTTGTAATGGCACAGACATTCGCCGCAGATTTATCTGGCGGTGCATTGGCGGCTCAA